GTAGGAGTACGAGAAAATTATGATCGGTTGCAGGAAGGTCGACACGTCGCCGAACGTGATCACTTTGGAGTCCGGATCGAAAGTGTAGTCGGTGCCCTCGGTTAAAGTTTTCGGCGTCACCAAGGTGCTGTCTTTCAAGACCAGATCGGTGATCCCCATGTGCGGGCCAGGCACGAGCATCATATCGCCCTCGACGATCCCGTCTGGCAAAGTCACCGGATCGGTTTCGTCGCCCGCCACCTCCTCGCTCGCGGTGCCGTGCAAAATGAGCTCGAGGTTTTTCGCGGTGCGCTCTTTGAGATCCATCGTGAGCGAGCCGCCGCGCCGGATCAATACGTGCAGATCTTGAAGGTTTGGCCCAGTCTTGCCCGTTTTGTAGTTGTCGACAAACTCGGCCGTTTGCGCATATTCAAATTTTGGCGTCTCGCCGACGTCGCGCCAGCTCGTCGGGTTTCCATTCACGTCGAGAAACGCGATCTTAATGTCACCCGCGCCTATAAAATACTCAGGAACTGGCATTGTAATTTTCTCCTCACTCGTAAGCGTTGAAAGGTTCGCTCAAAAATTGCACGTTGAAGCCGACGGCCCCGGCGTCGATCTGATAAGTCTCTTTAGCCACCACAAAACCCGCCTCGGTTGGTTGCATATCCACCGCCAGGCCGCCGAGCGTCGCGTCGCGCTGGCCCGTCGTCGGATCCGTTATCAAGGCCTGCTGCACGTCGGCGAGCATTTGCAGCACCACCGCCGGATCGGGATCGCGTGGTAAGTAGATCCGCACCTGGCAAGCGAGGTCGTGCATGATCCGCTTTTGCTGCGCGTACTCCTGCACCATGGTGTCAAGTACATCATGAACCCCCAGCGCCGGGAGCTCCTCGGCCTGATATGCGATCGGCCACCAGCTGATCGGCCCGAGGCCCAGGTCGGTCTCGTAGCCGCTGGCGATCGTGATCGCCGTCAGGCGGCGCTTGATCTCGTCGACGATCTTTTGGTGGATCGAGGCAGCCATTACTTTTTCAAATAGACCTGTAAGAGCAAACCATCCTCGACCGCCTCCACGCGCTCGAACTTGAACGTCACGCCGCCGAGCGTGGCCGTGTATTGCTTGACCAGACGGCGATCGACGGTGGCCAGATCCTCGATCCGGCAGATAAAGTTTTCCGCGGGCGCTTCTACGTTGAGCTCATAGATCACCGTTTGCGCGCTGATCGCATTGCGGATCACCGGGATCGTGAGCGATTGAAAACCCGCTGGCCCGTTGAGCTCGCACTCGACGGCAAACCCGTTTTCGGTATCAAAGAACTCGAGCCGATCGGCGGCCGTTTCGATCATCGCTTTTTCGTCGGCGCTTTTTTGCTGGCCGCCTTTTTCGTGGTGCCCTTTGTTGGTACTTTGAGCGGCGCTTTTTTAGTCGGCGGCTTCAGTTTTTTTTTAGGCCTGGCAGCTGCGGATCGCGGTGTTCCGGTGCCGGGTCCCGCACCTGGGCCTCGCCCTTGGCTGGCCCGTTTTTCGTTTTGGCTTCGACCTCGACGGCGCGCCCGTTATTCAGAAACACAGCCGACCACCGCGGGTCGACGTCGGCCTCGTCGCTCTTGTAGTCCGGCCCGTAGTCGGTGCCGTCGTAAGAGGTATTGCGCAAAAACTTGAGTCGTCGCCGTGCGCCTTTGTCAGTCACGATCTCGACTGGTGGTGGCATGGTCTATCTTTTTCCCTTCTCGGTTTTCTCAGCACTGGCGGCCAGCGCGACCAGCGGTAGCACGCCAAAATTGGAGGCCTTCACAAAGCTCTTGAGGTGTTTGAGTTCGACGTCGCTGAGTAGAAACGAGGTCACTTCGATCATGCCCTGCTTTTTCTTGGCATACGGGTCGGTGATGATCTCGAGCACGCCCCACTCGCCCACGAGGAGCTCCGGCCAGTCGGCCAGGAGAAACGAACCCGCGGGCATGTTTTGGGAGATCTCGGCGCGGTAGCCGTTCACCTGGTTATCGGCCCAGGCGGGCATGCCGATCGCGGTGCCGATCGCCGTGGTTTTGTAGTTGAGCGCCCATTGCGGATCCGCGAGGTACGCGATCCCGGCCCGGTTGGCTCCGGCGTTGGCCGTCAGCAACATGTTTTCCATTAAGACCGCGCCGTGATAGCTCAAGGTCGTGGCAAAGTCGGCCGTCTGGATCGCCTGGTTCATGATGCCGACGGGCGCTGGCCCAGTGCCTTGCAGCGCCGCTTTGTCGAGCGCGACGGCGTGGTTTTTGGCGATGTCGTTGGCCACCACCGCGTCGACCGAGGGCGTCGACTGCGCCAGGAGTTGGCGCGAGTAGCTGGTCGTCGACTGGGAGGTGCGCGGCGTGAGCCAAACCTGATCGAGCGTGAGATCCTGCGCGGCGGTGTCGGCCCCGGGATTCTCTGCGGCCCAGTTCACCTTGCCGCCTGTCACCTCGCGAGGGAAACCCACGTCGCCCTTGAGCCCGGGCAAAAACGTCGCGCCCAGCGCGAGCACCCAGGTATGAGGCCGCAGCAAGTCGATGAAAGATCCCGGCTCGTCGAAAGTAAGCTCCTTGCCTTTGGTCGCCGTGACCGTGTCGAGACCAGCGCGCTCTTGCGGTTGGCCCAGCGCGATCCCAGTGGGCACGAGCACGCCGCCCTGGCGCTCGTAACCCGCGTGAATGGTATTGAGTTGTTTTTCGATCTCCTGCGAGACCTCGAGCTCAAACGAGCTCGCCCGCCGATCTCCTAAACGGCGCGCAGCGTCGACCGCGATCGCCCGCCGGATCGAATAGCGTTCTTTTTCTCGCGTCGTCAGATCGATCACCGCGTGGCCCTCCTGGTCTAAGTCCACCGCGACGGCCGAGCGCTTGCAGGAAAAGACGCGCCCGGCCCGTGCGGTTGGTAGCTACGGGATCAGGCCCGTACCTTTGCAGAAGCTTTCGCCGTGGCGTGGCTGCACGTCGGCGAGTAAAAACGAGGTCACTTCGATCATGCCTTGCTTTTTCTTGGCATACGGGTCGGTGATGATCTCGAGCACGCCCCACTCGCCGATCAAGAGCTGCGCCCAAACGCCAAAGATGATCTCGTGCTCGTTCGTGGCGACGCCCAGGTTTTTCGCGAGCTGGTTGGTGACCTCGGCCCGGTAGCCATTGACTTGACCATCACGCCAGATCGGTTGCGAGAAGCCCGTGCCGATTAGTTCGGGCGTGACCTTCGCCTTGCCGCGCACTTGCGGCGTGCAGAGATAGGCCATGGTGCCCACGTCGGCGTTGTCGCTGGCGACCTCGGTTTCCATTTGCACCAGGTGATCGAAAGTCACCGTGCCGCCAAAGGCCACCGAGTTGACTCCGGAGGCCGTGTAGATCCCGACGGGCGCGGGTGCCACGCCGTCGATCGCCGCTTTGTCGATGCCCAGCGCGTTGATCGCCGCCAGGTCATCCATGACTAAACCGTCGACGTCGATCGCCGACTGGGCCAGTAGTTGCCGCGAGTAGCTGGTGGTCGACTGCGCCGTTTTCGGCGAGAGCACCACCTGGTCGAGCGTGAGGTTGGACTCGGCGACGTCGGCACCGGGATTTTCAACTCCCCAGGTGAGCGTGCCCGCGCCGATCTGCCGCGGGAAACCGACGTTGCCCTGCAAGCCCGGCAAGACCGTCGCGCCGAGTGCGATCACCATAGCTTTGCTGCGCAGCAATTCGATGAACGATCCGAACTCGGTGAATACCAGCTCTTTGCCGCTGCCCGTGGTTTTGGCCGCCAGGCCTGCGCGCACTTGCTGGGCCGCGAGGCGGCGCTCCTGCATCTCGGCCCCACCGCGCAGCGCGATCCCGGTGGGTATCAGCACGCCGCCGTGGCGCGTGTAGCCGGAGTGAATAGCGCCGAGGCGTTTTTCGATCTCGTTCGAGATCTCAAGCTCAAAGCACTCTTGATCCTTTTGGCCCATGCGCATGTTGTAGTCGGCGAGGATCGCGTTGCGGATCGAAAACTGTTTTTTCTCGCGCTCCGTCAAGTCGATCACGTTTCCGGTTTTGGCGACGGGCGTTTTGGTCGCCGCCTCGCGCTCACGCCGTTTCTCAAAAACCTTTTGCCGGAACTCGGCGAGCGTGTTGCCCTCGGCGATCGCATCGCGGGCGAGCTCCTGCGCCAGCGTTTCGCCAGGCGCGTCGATCACTTTGGCGAGCTCCATGATCTCGCTGGCTAAGACCACCGCGCCCGCGCTGGCCCGTTGCTCCGGCGGCGGTGCGGGTGGTAGCTCGGCGATCCGTTCGCGCTCTTGTTTTTCTTTGTCGTCGTTTGCCATTGGTTGCGCTCCTTCTTTGTCGACCACTTTGAGCCCGAGCGCCTGCGCCCGTGCTTTGAATTTTGCGATCTCGTTTGCTGTTGGTGGTCGATCAATACCGCCCGCATCGAGCCCGCGATCCACGCCCGCGCCTTCAATGTCGGCCGCGATCGAGACCAGCGAAACCTCGAGCGGTTCCCACCGCGTCGCCGTGTATGTTTCGGTATCTTCGTCGACGGTGTACTCGTGGATCAGATAGCCCGTCGAAACCAAAGATCTGATCCCGTCCTTCACGTCCTGGAACTCGTCGAGGCCCGCCTGGCGCTGGGAAAACTTCACCGTCGCCCGGCAAACGCGATCCGGATCCGTGCGTGCCGAGCCGCGCACCACCACGCCGATCTGTTCGTCGGTTTCGTGGTTGCACAAAAGCGCGCCGCCTGCATTGAGCCGATCGAGCATCACGTTTTCGGCACCGCACAAAAGGATCTCGGTACCAAACCAGCGCTCGACCTTTACCTCGGAAGCGAAAGCGAGCTCGACGGTGCGCGCCTCCTCGTCGATCGAGGTCGCCCGTTTGGCCTGGTCACCATCGATCGCAAAGGTGCGCACCTGGCGCTTGCCGATCAGTTCTTGCGGATCCGTTTTCGTGGCTGGCATTGGTTGGCCCAGAAAAGAAAAGTGCCGCCGACGATCAGCTGAGACCGTCGACGGCGTGGCATGTTATGCACCGCGTTTGTTTTCTGCGCGCCTGTTAGAAGCCCACCGCCTGCGCGTCAGCCGTTCGGTGAGGCAGCGTCGGCCGCCGCTTGGGCCGCTTGCGCCTGCGCCGGGCGCTCAGTTGAGACCAGCGTGATCCCGTATTTTTTGGCCAGCTTTTGCTCTTGCTCGAGCATCGCCAGGATCTCCTCAAAATCTTCGCCCTCGTCGGCGGCGACGGCGGTGCGCGTCGAGAAAGCGTTGTCGACCCGCTTGGAGTCGGCTTCGACGTCCTGCAGCGGGTTCACATAACCCCAGCCCCGCGGCAACCATTTCGGATCCGTGAGTCGCTCAAAGTCGCGCACGAGCAAGCCCTCGATCGCGCCGACGCCGATCGCCGAGCGCAGCCAGGAGAGATAGACCTCGCGGTGCAGGTGTTCAATAAAGTATTGCTGCCAGAATTTATAGACCTCC